TTCTTCAGCTGCTGACGCCTCGGCAGCCTTAACTGGCGTTGCAAAATTCAATAACGCCCTAATCAAGTCGTTGCGGAAGCCTTCCACAGCCTTTTCAAAGGCTAACCGGCTAACAGAAGCCTTTGTAATGTATAAGTCTCCGAGGCGATAATCAAACGCGCCTTGAAGCATTCCGCCGCTTGCAGCCACAAGAACCCTTAAACAAGCCAAGTTTAAAGCAGCCATCTCCGCCCAATTAAAACGTGGATCATCTGGGTCTAAATCTTGCCCAACCATAGCGTTAACATACAAATTCGCGTAGTCCACATGCGCTTGAAAGCTGGCAGCAGCAACTGGTAAACCATAAACCGTGTAAGTTTGACTTGTAGAGTCAAAGCTGGCGTTTAAAGCGTTCTGAACATCATTCGCCGTAACATACGTGACAGACATAACTACTACTTCCTAAAATAATAAAGAAGAGGAGACGGATGCAAACGGGGGTTTAGCTTTTAGCCGTGTCAATGAGTTTTTGAAGCCACACCGTTATGGCTGTTGGACCCACAAGAGCTGTGTAAACATCGAAAGTCATGCCAGCCATGTCAAGGCCCAATGCTGAAAACGCTGCGATGGCAGTTGTCCTTAGAAACTTTTTCCAGTTGAAAGACTTGTCCTGAGCTGCGTAGCCCAAGAAGGCGTAGATGAGCCCCGCTGCCACTCCCAACGCTACAAACAACACGTTCATTTTTGTTTCGCCTCCTTTTGTTCCGCCAGCCACGCTTGTTAGCTGGCTCTGGAACAGAAAAAAGGGGAAGCTAAAAACGGGAAAATGTTAGGCCGTTTAGCTTGATGCCAAGCCTGTCACTTTGACTATTGCTTCACCATAAGTGACTACAGGCGCATACCTCGTGCTTAAAACAACCTCGACAGCATCAAACTCCTTCTTAATTTCCACGTCAGTTGTCAAAGGTCGCTTGATAACGAAGAACCCGAATCTCCGTCGCAAACACCTCAAGATGCGTATTTAAATGTTTGCGACTGTGGAGCGTAGGCTGCTGAAACGTTTTGCCCCGTGCTTAGTATGTAGGCTTTTCCAGCGTCCACTACTGGGCTTACGTAAACGTTCATTCCATAGATTGTGCCAACAGCCCCAGTCTGAATAACTTCCTCGCCATAATAAGCGTATAATGAGAACTGGGGCAGGTAGTAGACGTCCCTTGCGTTTATCGGGTTCAACAAGATTGTGTCTGGTATTAAGCCGTAAGATTCAATTGTGGCTTTAGCTTTCAAAATGTCTTTTGTTCCAAGTCCGCCGGAAATGGTGAACTCTGTGCCTGTGGCTGAAAGGCTTGTTCCAGTTGCAGTAAAGTTGTTTCCGGCAGCCTGGTCTATAACGGTTAAGCAGTCCTTGTCAATCGTGTAAGCCATACGTCTTGCAAGTCGTCTTAACTGGTCTTCGATAACTGGAATGTAGAGGTCTTCAATGGATTCTCGGGTTATCCTTTCCCTTAAGCCCTTCTTGTATGGCGTGACTGTGATGTAAGTGTATGGTGTATAGTCCATGGGCAGTTCGCTGCCTTCAGCAACTTCTGTTATGGCTGCAGCCCTTGAGCCGCTCTGCTTAACAAAAGTTGCAGTTTTACCCGCTACAAGCGGAAACTCTGGAAACAGTTTCTTAACCACGAGGGCTGGCATTGTCAACTCGATTATTTTCTTGTGTAAGGCTGGATAGGCTATTGCGCCAGTATCAACCCAAGTAAAAGCGTCACGGAACATAGCCATAGGCTTTCACCCCTCTAATACACAAACGGGTTAACAGCCACCAGTATGACGTCGCCGGCTGCTGACGCTGCTTCCAAGGCTATACCCAAAGCCCTGTTTCCAGCCGTAGCAACCGCAACAGCCCTCGCCGAAGAGTCCGAACCTACAGCAGCTCCGGCAGATATGGCTCCGCCGGCGGTCACGTAAACTATTGGGCAGCCAATTATCACTGGAACTTTTGAGCCTGAAGAGGCGCTGGAAACAGCCACGCCTATAACGGCGTCGGTTGCTGCCGCGGCGGGCTGCACAGTCATTGCTCCGGTAACTTTGACGAGCTGTCCTTTTGTTATGGCTGCGCCTGCATTAAACGTCACAATACTGCCGGGTAGGCTGTAAATGTTGCCTGCTACTCGAGCTTCAAACGACATGGAAAATCACCCTATCTATTGGAAGCCTACAAGTTTGCGGTGAGCCTTCAGCAAATCCTTAAACCAGTCATAGTTTGCCAAAGCATCCTTTTCAAGTGCATCGAGAGCCACAATGCCCTTTCCAGCACCAATGCTTTTCTTCGCCTCGCTTACAGGTGTTGGAGTTTTAGCCTCTTCCGCTTCTTCGGCTTCCTCTGCCTCTTCACCCTTTTTGGCTTCAACCTCGCTTAGACGCTTACTTAACTCGCTCAGCTTTTTGCTGAGGGTACTTTTCTTTGCTCGCTTAGCCAATTCAGCCTCAAGAGCCTTTACTTTTGCCTCTAAAGCCTCAATAGCCTCATCTGAAACCTCGCCCTTGATTTGTTGCATTAGCCTCTCAAGTTGCCGCATAAAGTCTTCGTATTCCACCTTTTTTGGCGCTTGCTCGCTTGGTGCTACGTTAACTGTTGCCTGTGCCACTTGCGGTGAAGCCTTCTCGTCTGCCTTCACATTTGCAGACATGGGCTCCACCTCTTCTTTGGCGTTTAGAGTTTTGTTTTCAGGTTCTTGCAGCCCTCCAGCGGGCTTAGAACCCACATTATCATCCATTTTAACGGATGACTGTGAAGGTTCAGGCTCGATAACGCCTGACTTGCATAATGACTCGATTACGGCTCCCCATTGAGCCTCGTTCATGGCTGCGTAGAAGCCTAAGGGTTGGAAGCTTGTGGTTTCGTAGGCTGGGCTTGCCACTATGCTTAACTCGCGGACTTTTGGTTTGCGGACAACTTCCCATGCTCCTGGGCATAGGTGGATAAGGCTTCCTTCTCTGCGTGTGGGACGCTTGCATTTGCTGCATTCCACTTCGTCGCTGTCCACTTGGATGCTTACGTGCGTCACGTAGCCTCTGATAATCTTCTCAATTAGGCGTTCGTCTCCAACCTCTGCTCTGAATAGGACGCGGTCTCCATCGAGTATTGCATCTACAACTTTGCCTACAACCATGAGGGCGGATTCAGCATGGTCCACGCGAAGCTGGGCGCCTTTGAGCGTTTCCACGATGTGTTCAAGGTCTTCGCGGGGAACTTGCCACTTGTTCTTGTTGACGCTTGTGTCGATGGCTACGCCTTCAATGTTTATTAGCTTCTCTTTTAGGGCATATTCTGCTTTAACATCGGCTGCAGCCTTAAACGGCACATAGTATCTAAGCTGCATAAGGCATGTCCTCAAATTGAAAACTGGAACTAACTGTTAAGCGATGTTGGAGATTTGCAAATACGCCCTTAGGAAACGCTTACGCCATTCGTTCCATGCTTTAAAGTCTAAAAGCGTTTGTATTTCGCTTTTCAAATGTTTTTCAAGCCATTTTTTGACGCTTTCACGGTCTTTAAACCGTTTCTTGTCAAAGATGTAGTTCTGCACTTCCCAACGGTTTGTCCCCTTAACCCGCCCAACAGTTATTTTTACGCCTTCAGTTATGGGCTTAACACGGAACTTGTCAAACTTCTCTGGCTCTTGAACCCTATAACGAAAAGTGTTTTCCGTTTCTTCGATGCCTGGCATTTTATTCCTCCACGTTAACGTCTACAAGTTCAAGCCAACATCGGCAGTTTGGGTGAATATTCGCCTTCCAAATGTCAATTTCCTCATCCACTTGTTCGGCATCCTCAAAATAGCGAGTTAAATAATCACCTTCCTCGCAAACAAATTCTTGGCTTTCTAAAGCTGAACATTCATCGCAAACTTTCTCGTCAGCCTGCGTTCGCAAAGCATAAACCCGCTGTTCTCCACGTTTGGGAAAACCCCAAAAAGTCAAACTTAACCTCCCACAATTACTTACAACCCTTAAGAACACCGTTCCGCTGCAAAACTGCCTGAAGCTCTTCAGGCGTGCTGATTGGATACTCTTCCGGAAAGCCCAATTGGACACGTGCCTCTTTAGGCAGTATAATGCCCTTATCAACCAAGTCGCTGAGCACTTTAGCCTTGTCTTGGAATGTTGGCTCCCATATGGGCTTCCATTTTATATGTGGAATCTCCAAGTTTTCGCCGAACTCGTCCTGCACAAGCTGTTTAAAAAGCATGGTTTCAAGCGTGTCGCCAATAATTTCCTGCATCATACGCAAACGCGTCACATACTCTTGCATTACAACTTCAGCCGTCGCGCGGTTTGTCCCTTCACTTTTACCCATAAAGATTTTTGGCACGCCAAGGACGGCTTCCCGCTGCGTGTAAAGGTAGTCAAGCCACCAATTAATGTTCACGTCTTTAGTTAGGCTTGGAATAACCTGCACATCCACATCTCCACGCACAAAAACGTCTGTGGCTGGCTTACGATCTCTGAAAGCCTCAACAAGCTGCTGTAATTGCTGATCGCTAAAGGGTCTTTCAGGCGTTCCAGCCTTCACAACAAGCATGGGTTTAGCATAAACAGTCACAATTGTCGCCATGTTATCTTCAAGCTGGTCGATTAAGGCTTGAATCTTCAACAAGGGTCTCAGAAGGCTCGTGCCGTAAGCGTGTTCATACCACCAGCTCTTAGCTCCCCACTTGAAATGGCATATCTCGTCGCTTGCGAAAATGACCGGCGGAAAAGTTAACAGTTGAATGTAGCCTAAAACCTGCCCGTAAGCATCTCGACGGACACGCATATGCACAGGGTCAAGAGGCTTAAGCCATGTTATTTTGCCCGTTTCCTCGTCCCTGCACATTTCAAGGTAAGCGTTGCCGAAAACAAGCATGTCCGTGGCGACAATACGCAGCGTCTCCAAAATGTTTTGTTCGTCAAGCCAATCGGTCAGCCACTCGCGAACATTGTCTTTTCCGCCTTCCAGCTCGAAGCCGTTGCTTATTGCCAAGTTTACGGTAACATCTATTGCAGCCTTGATGTAGGGCGTGAAGGTATAGAGGTCCTTGTATTTTGGCAGGTCTTCAATGGGTTGGGCTCCCCAGAGGCGTTCCCAATAAGCCGTGTAGGGTGGAGTGATAAAGCCGGCTCCGCTGCCCTTAAGCAGATATTTGGTTACGTAGCCCCATAATGCGTTGTCGGCTTTCCAGCTTACTGGGATTTCTTCCTCAATTTGTTTTTTGCTTATTTCAGGCGGGTAAAGCCGCTGAGCTTCAAAGCCTTGTTTTTCTAAAACGCTTTTCCATGGCATATGGTTTATGCACCTTCACGACTGCAAAATCACGGTTTGCCGGGTCTCTTTTCTTTCAATAACTATGCGGATTTCCTCGAGAACAGTGTTTCTGGTTATGTCCACTCCATTAATGTAAATGTGCAGATCGCTTGGCGTGCAGTTTAGCTTTATGCCTAAGGCTTTCACTTCGCCGTTATCCCTTGCAACAAAAACTTCCTCTTCCATAACCTTCATCCAATCCTAATGTGGAAGTATGATTGCGCCCTTTCCCGGCAGAGGCG